ACACGGTTTTCATTTTTAATGCTAATTGATTTTGATTGTACAGATTTATTAAAAGAATTAATAAAACGTCTTTTTACAACAGGATCAGAAATACTATTAAGTATGCTTGTTTTTAGTAAATCTGCTTGGGAAACAAATTTTTGTAATCCATCATCATAAGAATATTCGTTTTCTGCTTTTGTTTGTAAATCTAATAAACCACTTTCTGATTTACTTTCTGCACCAACTAAAGCATTGTTTCTTTTTATTTCAGTTTCTGCTGCATAAAATTTTGCCGATACATTTTGAACACTACCCGCTAAATTAGCCATAGCTGCAAATGGCGCAGCAGCTGTATTAGGATTAATTTTTAAATTAGATTTAATATTTCCTAATTCACTTGTTACATCACCTTTTGATTTATATACTGGTATTTTAGCCATTACACATTCATTCCTTGAGTTGTTGCATAGTACGAACTACCACCACTTAGTAAACTTTGGCCCGCTTGTGCATAGTAACCAGAAGCAACAGACTTACCTTCCATTCGTGCTAAGTTAGCTTGCATAGAATATAAAATACTTTCTTCTTCTTTTTGTTCTTTAGCAATCTGTGAATTGTATGTCATAAATTCTTTTTCTAATTCTGCTTCACCAGCATTTTCCATTAATACTAATAATGGTGTTTCGCCAACACGGTCTGTTTGTACACCAGATACATTATACGCTACTCTTGTTTGCGCTTGTAAATCTTCAAAGCGATCATCAAAACGTGCTAGATTAAATTTTAATTTATTATCTTCGTTTTCTGCTTCTTTTAATGCAATCTCCGAATTACGATCTTGTATTGTGCCATTAAATTTACCAGCAGCTTCAGCGGTCTTACCCGCTTTAATTGAACTAGCTACAGCAACAGCTGTACTTGCTATTAGTATTGCTTCCATTAAAATATCCTTGCAAATCGGTAGTAGTCTTTTTTGTCTACACCATATTGTTTCATTAACCCTTCATTTTCTAAACCAAGCCATTTAGCAAATTGATGACCAACAGAAAAATCTTTTAGTACCGCAGTTTGTAATCTATTCATTTTATTTTCATAAATTAATTTATCTAAACCCCATTTAATAACACGGGCTGAAGATAATTTATGTTTATTCATTAAGTTGCTACCTAGCACCCATCCTTCGTAAACACCTTCCCACACAGGAACAATACCACCACTACAAACAATACCTTCATCTGTAACAGCGGTAAAACTTTTATTTTTTTCTTCTAAACTGTTTAATAAGTGTTGATGTTTTTCAGCAAGTTTTAAAATATTATTATTCATAATACCTGTAACTAACACTTGCGCATGAATTGATTCAAAAGGAATAAGTTTAAGCATCAAATGTATTTAACCTAGCAAAAACAGAAACAATAGTTAATGGTAATGGATCAGCTTGTCGTAAAAAAATAAATCCATCTTTATCGTAATCACTTCTAAATTCTGCATCTTTATCACCCGTAAATAACGGGATAGATACAGTTAATGGAAACGAACTAGAACGAAACGGAATATTTTCCATGTCTGTTAAACTTCCACCGACTTCAACACCTACCGTATCTAATAAACGTAATGTTACATCATGAATACGTTTTGTTTTACCTTGCGCTACACCATCTTCAGCACCCGCTTCAATACGCATAGTTTGTAAAATAGATGTATACGGTAAACCTATATGAACACTTTTTGATGAACGATCTAATGTTATAGAACCACTCGATACAGTTTTATTAGGATGTGTACCTCCATCAGCTAATATTGCTACTGTTTCACCTTCTAAATGATCTAACCCAGATATACTTGTTGTTGCTCCACCAGAATATGTAAGGCCGGAATCAACATAGAAAGCATCAGATACATCATCACCAAAATCATAATTATTAAAAAATTCTATAAAGCGTCTAGTAACACCATTTATATATCGTTGAACAACAATAAAAGTTTGATACTCATTACTTTCTGTAGGTATTGTTGCAATACTTTCTACTTTAGCATCTACTAAAATTTTATCTGTTTGTGCAGTTGTATGAGCAGACGATAAATTAACATAACTAGAAAAATCATCTGTTGTTGATAATTTAAACTGATCGTTATCAATTTTTAAAATATAGTATTTTTGTTTGTTTGTTAAACCACCAATAGATGTACCTGTATTATTATAATAAATGTAATCACCTGTAGAAAAACCATGTGATGCAGAATACAAAATATTATTATAAATATTTACACCTTTATAAATATATTGCGTTGTATTAGTTGACGGTGCAGAATATAAATCAATAGCTGTGCCAGCTGTAGCATTTGCCGCTGTTGTTGCTAATTTAATTGTATTACTGTTTGTTGCAATAACATAATATAATTTTTCATTACTTAAACCACCAATAACATTAGATCCGGCATAATAATAAACAGCATCACCAGTAGAATAACCGTGTGATGATATAGTTATTGTATCACTACCAACAGATACATTTGATGCATTAGACGTAAAACTTTTTGCATGTTGAATAATTGTTTTACCACTATCAGCGTAACCACCAATAATATGTCTATGCCATCCAATAACATTTTCTGTACGTTGATATGTCAAACCACATAACTGGCCATCATTACGAACACACCATAAAATACCGTGCGGTTCTTGTTGATAGGACATTTCTTTAATACCACTATCTGTTATGTGTTCAGCTAATATAGTTAAATCAGGCGCAACATAAGAATCTGAATCATAGTTATATGTTAATTCTCTAACTTTTCTTTTGGCCCTTTGTAAAAACAAAGTTACGTTTCCAACTTGTGCCGGTTGTATTTTTGATGTGCCGTAATTAGCTTGTTTTTTTATTTGTATATTTGTTGGTGTTAATGGTTCAGAAGATCCTGAAGCTGTTACAATAAATTCGCCACCAGTTGTTCCTAAAATTAATGAACGCTGTGATGACATATACCGAATAGCATTAACTTGGTTTGATGCTATGGTATATATCATTGCATGATCAGCATCTGTACCAACAGTTAAATTTTCATAATCACCAGATTTAGAAAACCAAATTGTTTGTGGGTTATTATTTGATCCCGCAAAAACTAATCGTTCTTCAAAAAATGTTACCGTTGATGGATAATTATTTGATGTAGAAATAACGGTACTAGATGTTTCTGTAAAAGTTGGTGCAGCTAATGTCCATGACGTATGCCCTGTACGTGTTAATTTACGTATAGAATATGATGGATGAGCCAAGTACATTGTGTCCGCACTTTGTGCAAAAGTAACATCAAAAATATTTGCCGTTTCATACGGTGTTGCTATTTCATAAATTCTTGCAGCCGTACCAGCAGAACTATAAGCTGTAAAAGAAGAACTATTAATATTGTTGCCGTCTATATCTGTTAATTCAAAAGTATTTGTTGATTTATTTTTTACTAAATATCTTTTATTATTTAATTCTGTCATTCCAACAACAGAAGCAATATACACTTCATCCCCGTTAGAATATCCATGACTATTAGAAGTAATAACACATGGGTTAGCTTGTGTTGCACCCGTAATAGTTTTATTAGCTTCGGTAATATATCCGCCATCTTTATAAAAGCGCATATACTGATTACCTAATTCTAAAATATATGTTTGCGTTGTTGAAAACTCAAACGGAATAATACGTGTACTTGCTGAACTAGTATTTACTTCAGCAACAAATTTTGTGCCACTACGTCTACTTGCTGAACCATGAGGATGGATAACTAAATTTTCCATCGTTTTTGTGCCATTAAAATATTTATTAATGTCTGTTCTACCATCAAGACGTGGTGATAATTCACCAGCCGTAAAATTACTAAAAGCAAAAGATACTCTTGCCATGTTTTAATACCTACTGTTTATAAATGTATTGGCTTCTATTTGATCAAAGTATCCTTCGGTTGCATCTGCATGTCTTGCTTCACGCAATTTATCTTGATACGCTGCCATCATAATTTGCGACAATGATGTAGACGCAGTAATTGCATACGCTAATTCTGCTGCTAATCTTGTTGCTAAAACTTCTTGTAATAACACATCATATTCATTGGGATCTGTTATTCTTGCTATGTATAATATTTTTAATGGTGAACCTTCATTGGTTACAATTTTTCTACCTTCTAATTTATGTTCTATTTCAGAACTAAGAACAGGATCATCACTTTCTAATTTCATTACACGCAAACAATCAGACGGTAACGTATATGCTTTTGTCCATCCCCAAGTTGGTGCTGTTGAATCTGCTGCAATAGAAGCACGCTTCATTAAACAATTCCATGAATGATTACGAAATACTGCATCACGTACCGGTTCAAACCGTTGGTTGCACAATCGTGCATTTTTTGAATCTTCAGTTAAAGACGCAATGGTGCTTGCACCAAGCATACTTAATCCTGAATTACAAATTTCTACTATTGAAGCCATGTTAACCTATTATTGTTTTTTTCTTTTTGGGAAAGCCAGCCTTCATATTGGCATATGCTTTAGAACTAATTGTTGATTTAGATTTAGGTCTACTCGATCCCGCTTTTTTGCGTTTGTTAATATTGCCGTACAAACTATTTTTAGCCATTATTTTTCCTTTGTAAAAAAAAAGGGGGGAATGATCCCCCCCAAGTTATTTATTTTGTGTAGTATACCCAGCAATAAATACTACCACTAATGGTTGCGCCACCAGTTGTAATTTTTATATTTGTAGCATCTTCTACTTTGTAACCTAATCCAGCTACTGCGGTATTTGCAGCAGTAGAACCACCAAGCATAGATTGAACTTGCCCAGCCGCATTCCACGTACCTACTGCGGCAAGGAATCTGTCATCATCACCCGCATCACCCACTTTTAAAGTAGATGAACCACCAAGTGCGTCACACTTCAAGATTACATCATGAATTGTTGCACCAGCCGGTACTTTTGCGATTGTGATGTCAGAGCCACTTGCTAAAGAAGAAGCTTCATAGGTATCGTGCCAAACCATCATTGGTGATAAGTTTCCTCCATCACCCATTACGCTTGGAACTGAATCAAGATTTGTTATTGCAACACTTTTTACACTAGCCATATCCTAACCCTCCTATTCGTTACACGGAATTTGAACTACTTTTTCTTCTTCCATTCTTACTGCGCCGATATCCATAGAAAAATACACTTGTGTACTATATGATTTATCCGCACGTTCAGAAATTTTAGAACCTATATCACTACCGATTGCGAGTTTAACCGCATCTTTAGTGAAAGCAAAAACTAGTCTGTCATCCGTATTAGTTGCATCAAAGTTAAGTCTGTTTGACATTATGAATCGAAATCCGAGAAACGAATCTACTTGCCCCTGTGCAAGGGCCTTCACGGTGTTAAAATCAGAACTCTTAACCTCAGTTGTGTTTAATAAATCTGAAATTTGTTGTGCGCCACATACAATGTATCTTGCTATGCTTGGATCAACATCTTTCAAATCCATTTTTTTCTTCGCATCAAGAAGTTTAGCTACAGTTAAACCATCTGATTGGTTTGATGTTGCAAATTTTTGAGTTGAAGGAAGGGCAACAGTTGTTGAACCTGTTTCCCCTGAGAATGAATTACCACCTAATGCAGTAACTATTACATCATCCATTGCTCTACCCATTGCCGCAGCTGCTGCTTTAGAATAAGAAGAAGTAGGATCAATCAGCATTCTTACTTTGTCAGCGTCATCAATAAGATCCGCCCACTCGTAAGTAGCTAGACTAACACGTCTACGAGAATGTGGTGTGTCTACTTGGGGTGTAGAAGCATGTCTGCTTGTTCTCAATTGTGCAGTAGTTGAACCTACTTGATCGAAATAAGCATTTTTGCCTGTTACACTTTCAACATCCACAGCTTCACGCAAACGGCTACCCATTTGTTGTGATAGCATTTGTACATTGTTTGAATACTGTTGTACAAAAGCTGTAGTTATTTGATTTGACATATTATCTCCTATAGTTGTCAAAGTTAAAAGTTTCGATAAGTTGCCTACAATGTAGATTTACCTTCATTAACGCTTGATCAGCGGTAGTCTTATTCCTACTGTCAATTCAAATTGCTTGCGCAGTTGCTTGAAATTTTTTTTTTACGTTACGCTTCTGGTGTTACCATTTGACGTAAAGCAAAAACATCATTAACGAATTTTTTATGATCAGGATGTGCCGCATTCCAGTACGGACTTCCTTCTTTCATTAATTCGCCAATCTCTTTTTGTGCTTCATTTGGTGTTAAAGCACCTTGTGTTTCGCCTACTAGTTTATCTTCTGACATAGATTCCGCTATCTTTACAAAAGCTTTTACTATTTCAGGATGATCACCTAGCAATCTTCCATCTTGTAATGGCAAATTAAATATTTCTTCATTAGCAAAAGTTCTAGCTGCTTGTGAAGCTTTATTTATTTTTTCTGGGTATGCCATTCCATATTCTTTTTTTAGTTCAGTTTCTGTTTGTTGTTTTAATATTTCTTGATTTGCAGACAAACTTTCTACTGATTGATTTTGCATATTAGAATAAAAATCTAAAATGCCTTTAGCTTGATTTGCATTTAACCCTAGTGTGTGGGCCACGTTACCAAACTCTTTTACTTGTGCTATATCATTTTCATTTTCTGAAGAATAATTTAATCCATATTCTTCTGGAGTAGATGGTCTACCTAAACTATTGTAAGCTGCATTCCATTCTTCCTGTGTTGAATTTTGATTTGGTATAGCAATTTTATCTAAGCCAATCATTCGTTGTGCTGACAAATAAGATTTTGCTAATGTGTTTGCATCGTTAAAATTTTTTAATGATGGTTCACCACGTATTGATTCATCTAATGTATCAACAAAAGTTTGTGGTGCTTCCGTTGCTGTCGGTTGCGCAGATTCAGTTGCCGTTTCCGATTGAGTTGCCTGTAATTCTTCAGCCATTGTTTTCCTTCATTTCTTTTTGTATTTGTTTATTTGGTTCTTTTAACATCCCCTTGATAAATAAAAGAACAGACCTTTGTCCTTCTAAGAATGCTGTTTCATTAACATCACCCTTCGTATGTGTTGTCGCTAAAAAATGACAACGCAATTCTAAATCTTTAATAACTTGCTTCCCTTCTTCTGATCCAAAAGTTATTTGATAATATTTTCGTAATTCACCTACTTGTTCAGGTGTCATTCTACCGCCTTAATCATTGGCGCAGCATTTTTAGCTACTTCACTCATTTGTTGTGCTTCTTGCATTTCTGCTGCTTGTTGTTGTTGCTCTTGTCGTTCTTGGCGCATGTTTGCTACTTCTTGACTTGATCTCAACACTTTAGAAGGTACACCTAAAATATTAGCAGCATGTTTCATTAATTGATCCATATCGTAATGATCCATAATGTTTGTTGTTTCTGCTAATGGCATTGCAATTTCAAGTGAACGTAAAATAGATTGTAATTCACTTTGACGTTGCGCCCTTGCTAATGGTGATACATATTCAATCTCAATTGGTTGACCTTGTAATATTGGTGGCGCTTCTGGTAGTTGTCCTTCACGCAACATAATATTAAACACTCTAGTTATAAGCGGTTGTAATAATTCAGATTGTAATCTACCAAGAACCGGTGCAAGCAATCGCATTTTTTCTTCATTACGTTGCACAACTTCTGTAGCGGTCATGTTTTGATTTTGTGTTAATATTAATTGATCAACATAAAATGCTTGACGTATTGCTTCACGTCTTTGTTCTTCATAGTTCAGGCCCAACATTGTATTAGCGCCTGTAACTAATGGTTCAATACGATCTCTAGATCCAGCACGGTAAAAGTTTAGTCCACTAGGAACAGTACGTATTGGTAAAATAAAACCATCATCCGGAACAAGCAGCGGAGGATCAACTTGTTTTTGTACTGCACGAATACTTGTTTCAGACATTTTATTTAACATCTTAATATCTGGTAATGCGGTCATAGCTGGGGAACGGCCATAAACTTCATTAGAAGCTTTTAACCACCGGCTTACCATAAACGGAAATTCGTCATATCCGCTTTCACTTAATATTTTTTTATCTTCTATATCACAGTAGATAGAAGCAAATGGTTTATTGATAGAATCTTTTTTTGTGTAATCTCTATCACTACGTGGCATAACAACGTGCATTATTTTTACTTCTTCGTATGGATCTTTTTCCATCATTCGTAACACACGTTGACTTACTTTATCTTCACCAAATTTTTCAATACATTGACGTGCTGACATTTTTAATTCACGGTATACGGTGTCAACAATGCCTTTTGCATTTTCTGATACACAAAATTCTTTTACGTACCTTGTTGAAAAACGCATGACATTATCCGGATCACTTTCAACAAACATGCAAGCTGTACCAAAACTTGCTAAGTCATAATAAAATTCATGTATTTCTTGTTGAAAATTTGAACGTGAGAAAGCCACGTACATTGATTCTTGTGCGGATTCTAACCACTCTTTACTTGTATCATCTGTATCTAAAAAATTATCTTTGTATGCTAATGCAAACCACGCACTTGCACTATTTGTTAACATACCATGTAATGAAGCTGACAATAACTCAAGAGCATGTATAGCGGTTGCATCAAATATTAATTCTGTTCGCTTGTCGCCTTTTGTCCTAGTTTTTTCTATGTCAGCTTTTCGTGGTAAAACATAGTCTGCAACATCTTGCCAATGTTCTTCCCATGTTTCCCGTTCTGCAATCAGCTTATGCTTACGATCTATTAGTCTAGCACATCGCTGTTTTTCTGTTTGTCGTTCCATTTAGTTTCCTAACCCTTCATCTGAATTACTTCCAATAATTGTTGAACCCGTTGTTGATTTACCGGAAATTTTTTTCTTTCCTGTTATCATGTTAAACGTGTTACTAATTGTTTGCCCAACAAGTCCTTGTACATTTCTTTTCTTTTTATATTCTCTGCCTTCTTGTTTTGCTTGAAAACCACCTTGATAATCTGCGTAGGCAGCTTCAGGATTTGCTGCATTTGCACCCGCTTCACCAGCTGCAATTCTCATTGGTGTTCCCACTATTGGTGGTGCAGCAAAAGATAGACCAGCTAATATTAATCCTTTAGTTCTGTTTTGTGATTCTAACATTTTGCTAGAAATAGGAATGCTTGTCATTGCTCCAGTTGGATCGCCACTACCCATTGCGCTATTAGATGCGCCATACTTAATAGCATTAGCATTAGAAATAATTTTATTATTTACTACGTTTGTGTATCCACCTGTATTTTCATTGTATGATAGTAAATTTTTATTTGCCATTGCTTCATTTGTATATTGTGAAGCTTCCCTTCCGTAAAAATCTTGGTCTTTACCTTTAAGGTTTGTTGCTTTACCATTAACAAGACCTAATCTTTTATTAACAATAGTTTTTATTTCTGATGCTGTATTTCTATTAGATTCTTGTTGTCTTTCATTTCTATCTTTACTAGCTGTACTTGTTGTAGCACTCATAATTATCCTAACAAGGTAGGCGCAACAGTATTTGCTTTATCACCTAGTCCTTGTGATCCAGTTAATATTGTTTTTGATCTACCTTTTTTTTTACGTTCTAAACTATCTGCTATGCCATCCATACCAGAAGCCATGTCTACTTCTGTAGTTGACGGTCCTTGTGTTGCTGTAACTTCTTCCATTGGTTTTATACTTACTGGTTTTGTTGTTGTTGGTTCTGATGTTGGTTTTGATGTTGGTTCTTTTAATACCGGTTCAGTAGGTACTGCTGTTTTTAATTTAGGATATTTTTCATCTATTGTTTTAGGAATAAATTTTTTAATAACGCCGCCCATAATTAACTTAACAATGATGGTCTAACAATATTAGCATCATCAATTAACCCTTGTTGTGATGTTAGAATAGTAGACGCATTACCTTTTTTCTTTTTTGCTACTTTCTTTTCTTCTTCCATTGCTTCCTGTGCTGCTTCGTTTTCTTCTATTGTTGGATCAGGCATTTCAGGCAATGGTTTTACCGCTGGCGGCGGTGCTGGCATTGGTGGTGGTTTTAAAAATCCCATTATCGTATTCCTATTGTTTGTTTGTTTTTATCAAACGGGTTGTAAACATCTTGCGCCATTTGTTGTGGTGCTTCTATTTGTTCGGTGTTTCTATTAATTGATTGTGCCATTATACGTGCAGCATCACACATATGACTTGACCAATCATGTACGGGCTTATCCCGATATCTTCTTGCACGTTCATCCCATGCACGGTGATATTGTCGTAACGCATTTAACAATGGTTGACAGTTATCAGCATCTATATAACAGCGAGGAAGAAGCATCTTTAGCGATTCAATCCCATCTTCTAGCGGCATCTTCGGAATAACCGTTGCCCGTATACCAAGCTGATATAAATATTCTTTTCTACTTACACCGGTAGATAGTTCTTTCACTTCCAAATCATGGGGAAAAAACATTCCGTTTTTATCGTAGAAATAATCTTTTTCTTCTATAATCTTAACATAATGATCTAGCGCTTCACCGTTCGCTTCATAACAATCAATAATAGATACGGATCTACCAATCTTTTGAAACCAAATAATACTGGTATAATCATGAAAGCCTAAATCTACCGCAATGTTTACTTTAACACTAGGATCGTAAGGCACTCTAGTAATATGATTCTTATCTGATAACACATTAACTAATGGGCCGTAGACAGATCCACCAGCGTTTGCATCCCAGCTACATTCAAACTCTTGCATGAACGCATCTTCCGACATGGAAGCACGGGCATCTGCTAATTCTTTTGGATCTAATATTCCTGTTTCTGAACTTTTATATGTTTTACAAAACCAGCCGTCTGTTATTCTTGCATGTTCATATACTTCATGGAAATACGACATACCCTTCGGTGTTGATATAAATAAAACTTTTCCTTTTTTATCTGCAATGGCCGGTCTAATAATTGTTCCAAATAATTGATCTGATTGTTGTGCCGTTTCATCAATGACAACAAACGATAATGCTAAACCCCTCAAGGCATCCGGTGATTCACCAGACAGCAGCATAATTCTTGGCCCATGTGCAAAGGTTACTGATAACTCCGTTTCATTAAATTTTGCATACGGTATATCTTTACAAAAGTTTTTTAGATAATCCCACGCTACCCTACGGGCCTGTATTTGTGTTGGACTAATAAAAGCCATACGGGCCATTTTATCTGTAGACCGTAGTGCTTCTCTAATTAAATGTACTAGAGCCGCTATTGTTTTACCTCCACGCCTGTGCATGGATATAACGACAAACCTATTCGTATCTAATGCCTTATGTATTTCTATTTGTTCTTTACGTGGATGATACGGTATTTTTATTACTGGCATCTAATTAATGGGGTTGTTGATTAAATCTTTAAAAAGACCAATGTCATTTTGTGTTTGTTCTAAAAAAATACCAGCCCACTTTCTAACTTCTTCCTCATTTTTTAATCCAGTAAATGTAGCCCAAACCATCTTTTGTTTTGTATCGTAAGAAATAATACAGCTTAATTGGTCTGTAATTTCTAATGTTTTACTAACTATGTCCATGTGGCTTCCTTAATCCCATGCTTAAACGATATACCACTCGCCCACTATATTTTGGGGGTATAGGGCCTGAGTACCACTATATATGGGGTATACCTTTAAAACACTTAATCTATATATAGCGGCAGAAAATGGCAGATATCTGTAGTAGTCAGATCATGAACCTGACGGAAACCGCAGAAAACAAACAAAAACTGGGGGTGATACACAGTATGTACACACTAACCACAAGATGTAGGATCAAAGAACCTCATAATGCGCCCGCAAGGCTGGCAATGCGCCGGCCATAATAAGTAACTATTTACCTATCTTATCCAATCCATCATCATGATCAATCACGGTCAAGGGATCAGCAATATCATTACTGAACTCAATCTTAATCGTCGTATCTTGCTTCACTTCTTGTTGTAGCTTTTCACTAAACAGACTTGGTATCATTGACTTACACATCCATCTGATATGAGCCAGTTGTTCACGAACTACTTGCATTTGTGTTGGTTCAGGATTCTCAATCAACTCAATTGATTTATCATACCAAGCCATTGCACCTTCCTTACGTGCTGTTAATACACGTTCAGCAAGCTTCATGTCCTTCCTTGTCCAGTTATTAAACGATGTTGAACTAGGCATATCTTTGTGCCTACATATCCTTGATAATGGTTCACCAAGTTGTAGTTGCTCAACAATCTTATCAATAATCTGTTCGGATCTTTTCATCTATGTACTTGTCTAATGCTTCAGGATTGTTCTTAAAATACTTTAAATTACTTAATGCTTTACGTTTACCTTCTATCGTTGTTTGTCCTCTAGACATGCCACCATGTAGTTTACATCTACCATTAAACAATGCTTTAGCTTGACAAGGATTGCCATCATACTTTCTTCTAGCACCACAAGGAATTTTTTTTAAAGGTCTACCAACCATAATAAACAAACGAAAGGCCAGCAATTATAATCATATATTTAGTAATTGTTGTAGTTTTTGTCTAGTCTTTTTATTTTTTTCTTTATCAAGATCATCACACAGCAAGTACAAAGACAATAAATACTTTTTATAAACTGTTGAACGATGATAACCAAAACGTCTTGATAGTTCTTTCCAACCAAAATTATTTGCTCTTGCCCAAACTAATCTACGCATATCAACATCAGGCATTAACAGAAACAAGTAGATACATAATTCCCATAAGCTTACAGCACTTGTACTTAAACGAACTGTATATTCTGCATCATGATATCCATAGGCTAATTTAGCATCCTGTAATGTATTAACATCAAACCATGCTGTTACACTTTGCTTCTTCATCCAATGAGGAAGTCTACGATCAGTACGTGCAGCAGATTGAAATGCCACCATTAAATCTTTAGGCGTAACTTCTGCCATAAATCCTTTGATTACATTCTTTTAAAGCCCACTCAACCTGTTGTGGGTTATCAGATAATAAATACCCTTGTAAATCACCCCAGTATTCCCGTGAATAATGTTTGGACCAATTTCTACCCATGTACTCCACAGCATATTCTAGCGAACCTTTTTTAGACTTTTTACCCTGAACTGTATCTCTGTATGAAGTCCTTCCTGACCTATCAACAGACATCATTTTACTAGCAAATCCTATTAAACTTTTTACCTTTTCATTCTCAAATTCTTTCGGTGTTTCTTTAATAGTTTCTTTAATAGTTTTGGGTGCAATCTCATGCACTACCTTTTGACGTGATTTTGCACCCCTTGATGCATCATCTTGCACTAGGTTAAAGTTAAATCCATACCAATTTGATAACCCTTGATGGCTCTTTAACATGATGACAACATACCTGTGCGCAATCAATTGCTTCATGCCATACTTTACACTCCTGACACACAACCCCGATTTGCGAGCAAGGTAATTATAACTAGGATTACATTGTTTAGTTTGTAGATTTAAACAATTCAATAACTCCATAGCTACACGTCTAGCACCATCAGATAATTTTTTATCACGGTTAATTTCAAGCTGAAGCTTCCATTTAAGCAGCATCGAGTAAATCCTTCATGCTATGTAAATTTGTTTGCGGTATCCAGTAACTTGATCTGCCGGCCCTTGTTCCCCAATATTGATTCTTTTTTCCATCAGAACCAAGCAACCAACCAGCCATTTTATAATTAGGTGCTGAACCTGTTACTAAAATATACGGAGCATCATCAAAATCATCAGGAAATAATATTAAATGGGCCGAAGCATAAGCAGAAGTACGTACTTCATATTTCTTTGCTACATCTTTGCGTGTTTTAAAAACATCCCATTCACCAAGCCAAAATGTATTTAATGCTTTTGATACAGCAGCTTCACCGCATGCACCTTCAATGTTATCACGCCACAATTGATCTGTTGGCTGGCCCGCTTTACCTACACGGTGATTACGTAATGATTCTAACCGGCGTTGAATACCTATAATGGCTGCTTGAAACAATTCATTTTCAGTTAATATGATTTCCATCAAACAATACGCCTATTTCTTTTGTTAATCGTGTTACTGGTTTGTCTGTCCAATAATCAAAAGCGGTAGTCATACTTAAATTACCGCCACCTCTGCCAAGATACTGTGCTATTAGTTGTTTATTTTTAATAATTTTATTAAAAGCAATACGAGCAAAATCGGCTCTTGCTAACGTACTTGCTTTACATTTCTTTTTTGATTGTATTATTTCCGGTGTTAATCGGTGTTTCTCCGCAATGATAACCAATAAAAATTTAAAAGCTTTATCTACTTTTTGTGGATCTGTATTATGCCATCTTGCCCATTTTTTATTAACAGGAATAGGTTTAATTTTATTTATTGCGTGTAATAAATCAATTAACTGTTTAGTTTGGTTTTGATTCAAATTGTAATCTTGATAATAAAAATCACCTTTTTTAACCCACTTCATAGTTCTTTTATCTCCTTTACACAGCCTTTAGGAATAACAGTAGAACGGCCTACTTCATCATCATCAGGATCAAGAGGAACATCAGCAGAAATTTTATATTCATTATTTGTTTCATGAATAATCCAGCCAACACTTTGCATATCAGCTGATGCTGTACTTTCTACTTCTTCACGGCTATGCCATAAACCATCCCCAACATCACGGGCATCAATCCATTTTATTAAAACTAATTTATCTGTACCAATCATTTGGAGCTACTTTTCCTTTAGTTACTTGTGCTATTTTTTTAATAGTTTCCGGTCTTGGTATACGACCTAAACAATACCGTTGTGCTTCTCTTGTTGGATTTGCGCCTTGAAAACCTAAATATTGCGCTAATTCAGCGTAATTAAAATTCTTCGATTCTTTTAATTCTTTTAACGTCATGTTAAATAAACCCTTTCTCTAGCTTATTTAGCTACTATTATTAACCTAATTGGTTATGTTATGTCCACTATTATTTTTATTTAATTGAAAATATTACTTGATTATAGTTCTTGGAAAGGATAGCTTCAATGGCTATATAGGAGGAATGACGGTTATGAGTAGAGCAAGACGGTTAAAAGAAGCAGTTAAAGCATCAAAGACTACAGCAGATAAAATTATTATATCTTTTGAAAAAGAAGCCAAAAAAAGAGGAACTATTTTACCAACAAGTCCGGTAACAATATCACGCCACTTAAATGGTAAAAGAGCATTTAGTGTTGAAGAAGCAGAAGCTTATGCAAGAGTATTAAAAATTGATCCAGCAGAAATATTATTTGAACCATTGTTTAAAACAATAAGTGGTTCATTTGATCCAGATCAAAAATGGCTTATTCAATGGAAAAATTTATGGAATGAACAAAATACCACTAAAGTTAGAATACCAAGAGAATTTTGGCCTGACAGGTATAGATTATTAGAAGTTGATAATGTTACATCAACACGTCATGGACAAATTTTTGTATATGAAAGAAATACAGAAAAAAATTATAAAATAGGTAACAAAACTGAAAAAGAATTTTTACACAAAAAAAATTTTGAATCTTTATGTTTAATTGGTTTAGAAAATGCAACACAACATCCAAATGAAAGCAATGACAAGAAACCTTTTGGTGATTGGGTAATTGGATGTGTAACGCCAAGAACTAAAGATTCTTTTAGCATTCATGATATAGAAAGCAAATTAATGTACGATAAAGTTAAAATTACAAAACTAGATCCTATAGTAATGGTTTTAAACACATCAATATGGAATACTTTTCACGAAGATAAATATTAACCTTTGTTGTTAATACTTGACCGCAATGGTTAATATGATAAAGATGTTGCCTATATATTCTATAGGTGAACATGAAAAGTACCACAAATGTTCCTGAACTAACCACAGGGCAAGATAAATGGTTAGAAAAAGAAACAAAAGACATAGCAAATAAGTATGTCGAATTAGGTCAAGATCCTGATCTTATACCGCAATATTATTTAGATATTGGGTTAAATCATTTTAGTCCAACACAATTAAACGCACCAATTGATATTTGGCTGTTTAAATATGTATATCTTAGTCAAGTACAGCGTAGGTCATTAAAAATTAACTCTAGAATGCACTCAGGTAACTGTTTACAGCATGCGTTGAACCTTGTGTACCTAGAAGGTATTAAACCCGCTGAAGCCTTAAATATAGGCTTATTTGGGCGTAAAGTTAAATATGAACCTGATATGGCTTCCTATCTTGGTAATGGTGCTGATGATAGAGAATTACATGAACAAAACATCCAAGCTTTTGAAGCAACCTTCTGGTCAGGCATAGAAGCATTAGAAGAATTAAAATTACCAAAAGATAAATCAGTTACTTCTGAAGCATATGTCCACGTAACATTAGATGGTATTCACGTACCAATACTTGGGCGTACAGATTTTCAATATACTGATGTCATAGAACTAAAAACAAAATGGCGTAAAAAAAATAGACCTAAAAAAGATGGCACATATTCATGGGCTAAATCAAAACCAACAGAAAAACCAGACAGAGCATTTTGGACCTATTTAAAACAATGTGCTTTTTATTGGAAAGCTACAGGTAAAAAAATACATTTAGTTTACGCTTGTGAAGATGGAAAAGTAGATCGTGAAACAAAGAAAAAAGGAAAATCATATTCTATATTTAATAAAGATAATTCAGAATTTTTTTCTGATGAATCATTAAACGATTGTATTGACCAATTTAAAGTTGCAGCAAGAGCAAGGCAAACACTTTTACAACACAGCACCAATCCAAAAGATTTAGTTAAGTTTATTGCTGAACCGGATCTTAATCATTTTATGTGGGATGTGGGTGATGATTTTTACCAGCAAGGAAAAGAATTATTTTATGGAAAGGGAAACTAATGGATTACAATCAACGACATAAAAATTGTATTGATCAATTTAAAAAAGAATTTGAGGATACAGCAATTAAAGTATCAGGCGGTGCAAACTATGCAAAAGTAGCAGACCGTCAACGTATCTTCAGGGAACATTTTCCTGATGCGCAAGTATTAACAGATTTAAAATCAATTGATGATACGCACGTAGTATTTAAAACATTAATAAAAGTTAATGATAAAATCATATCGTCTGGATGGTCTAGAACAGTATTAAAATCAAAAGCTAAAGCAATAGAATTTGGTGAAACGGTGTCACTTGGGCGTTGTCTTGCTAACTTTGGTTTAACTGGTGATGAGTACGCAAGCATTGAAGAAATGATGGATGTACCAAACATTAAAATAGAACAACCAGTTGTAAAAACAGCTACACCAAAACAACCAGAAGCTACTAATAATACTGTAGACGATATTACAAAAGATTTGCCTGATAATGTTAAAAAATTATTTAATAATATTATTGGTCAATACGATGCAGCTTTACATGTGCCGCATCTTCAACAAGCTAGAACTACAAACTTTATGACAATAAAAGCAATGGAGGGTTCACACCCTAATGCTTACAAGTTTTTAGAAGATAGTTATCAACTTAGAAAAGAAAGGATGTCTAATCATGCCTGATTCAACATACGAAGATAAAGAAGGTTACGGTGCTTTATTTCAAAATAATAAAAGACCGGATAAGAACGATGCCGATGTCAGCGGCTATGTAATTGCGGATCGTGATTTCAAAGCTGGTGATAAAATTGAATTACTTGGCTGGGCCAAAATATCTGCAAAAGATACGCCCTATACAAGCATATCAATTAAAAGGCCATTCTAACACACCGCCGTGTGTAACGCTGCTGGTATTCCGTTCATTGACTCCTGAAAAACATAAAAGGTGTACCGGCAGCATAACCAAAAGGAAAATATGATTACATATATAATTTTATCAATAATAATTTCTGCTGTTTGTTTGTATAAATTCAGACGCAAAAAAACTTTTTTAGAGGTTAATAATCAAAACAAATGGATATTATTAAGTCTTACAAATGATTGATCTAAACGAAGCAGCTAAAAATTTAGTGAAGATACCGGATGACATAGCCAAAGATCCATTAGTTAAAAAAATTTGTGAACGCATGATCAACAGGTCCAATGCTGGAATTGTAAAATATGGCAATACAATGATTGATGCAAACATAGGATTAATTACAGGATTAGATAATGCCATTGAAGAAGCATTAGATTTGGCTGTGTATCTGGAGGATGTAAAATTAAAATTAGTTAATATTAAAAATAAATATAAAAAATGACAAGAAGGCAATCAGAACTACTTAAATATATTGACCGATTCATATCAGATAATGGGTTTTCACCTTCGTATAATGAAATGATGGATGCTGTAGGATTAAAATCTAAATCAGGTGTGGCCCGATTAGTTATAGGTTTACACAAACAAGGTAAAATAAAACATAAAAAATTTACTGCTAGGTCTGTAGAAATATTATGATTTTAAAAGTAGATTTAACTACAGAGAATGAAAAACTAAAAACAGAAAGAGATTTTGCTGTAGACCAATTAGAAAAAAAAATTGATGATAACTTTGACTTACGACAAGAAATTATAGAGTTAAAAAAGAAATTAAACTTGATTCCAAAACAATAAAAGCGGGAATTGATCCCGCTTAAAAATAATATATACTAATTGTAGGGTAATGGATTACCAAAAACCTATGGTAACGTAGGTCATTGCGAAAGCAAAATAACCTAATACGATACCAGCGAACAAGGTCAGTAATGTATTACCCAT